GAATTTAAAATCATAACCGATAAAGATTTGAGATAAATAGAAGATGATATTTGATAACATACTCATTCAAGGCGCTAGACAAGGCATCATTCCTGCAAGAACAGTTGCGGCAAGGGATTGGTATAGGTCTGCGGCTGGCAAATTAATGTCGAACATAAGTCCTGGAGTCTTTGAGAAAAGAACCGATGAGGCAAGAAAAGTTTCGTCAATGGAATTTGGATATATGTATGCATTTAAGTACGATCCAAAAACAAAAAAAGATTTGCCGTATTACGATACGTTTCCATTAATCTTTCCCGTGAGAATAGACTCTGATGGATTCTTAGGGATCAACTTTCATTACTTGCCTCCAGTGCTACGTGCTAAATTAATGAATGCATTATATTCTACATTGACAAATAAAAAGTATGACGATACGACAAAAGTTAGAATTTCATATTCTATTCTACAGTCTGCATCTAAGTACAGATACTTCAAACCAATGCTAAAAAAATACCTAAGAAGTCATGTTCGTTCTCAATTCTTAGAAGTGCAAGTAAACGAATGGGACATTGCTATTTTTCTACCAACAGAGTCTTTCAGAAAAGCAGACACAGGGCGTGTTTGGGAAGAGTCACGCAAACAAATAGGAAGAACATAAAATGGCAACAACAGCACGGTTAGAAACAGTTACAATTACTGGGCAAATAGAAAATCCATTTAGTATATCCACGTTTAAAGATGCTATAGGTAAACCAGTTCGTCCTAATTTATTTCGTGCTATATTGCGTGGATGGGATGATAATGAAGTTCTAGCCGCAACAATGGCTCAGTATGGAGTTTCAGATATTGACGATTTTGTTTTTAGATGCGAGAAAGCTGAATTACCTGGTCGTTCTATCGCTACGTCAGATGATACTGGCGGTGGTGGTCCTGCATTAAAACTTCCATACGATGTTACATACAATGATATTCAAATTTCAATTATATGTTCAGCAGATATGAAAGAGCGTGTATTCTTTGAATCTTGGATTGATTCTATTGTTGGGCCAGCCGGAGAAGCAAATGGTGCATCAGTAGGAGGTTTAGTTTCTTACTTTCAGGACTATGCTAGAGGCGTTACGCTAGAAGTTCAACAATTAGATGAAGCTGGCAAAGTGCTTATTTCATATCAACTAAATGATGTTTATCCTACAGTAATATCACCTATGAATGCGACATGGGAAGAAGTAAATTCGTATCAGCGTTTTGGCGTTACATTATTCTATCGCTATCACAAATTTAAACTCAACAAATTTTAATCATTACACCTTTGGAGGTATATCATGGCTTTGCCTAAAATTAACACACCTATCTTTGAATTGACTTTATCATCAACCGGTCAAGCAATACGATATCGCCCATTCTTAATGAAAGAGCAGAAGATTCTTTTGCTTGCACTAGAGAGTGGAGAAGCAAAATCAATTATGACAGCAGTAAAGCAAATTATTAATAATTGCGCTGTTAGTGAAGTTGACGTAGATAAGTTGCCGACATTTGACTTAGAATATTTCTTTATGAGACTACGTGGTAAATCTATTGGTGAAACAGTAGATTTGCAATTGCGTCATCCTACAGGATTAAACACTAAAGAAGAAGAGTGTCAGCATGTAACTAAGTTCCCGTTTAACATCATGGAAGTTGAAGTTCAAAAAACTATCACTCATACAGACAAGATTACAATTGACGAAGATACAGGTTTAGGTATTAAGTTAAAATATCCAACGGCAGACTTTACTGAGATGAATACCGACAATATGAGTCAATTAGATGTTGCAGTCAAAATGCTAATTGCATGTATTGATTACATTTACGATAAAGATGAAGTATATAAGAAAGAAGACTCTACAGGAAAAGAATTAGAAGAATTTGTAGATAGTCTTTCACAAGAACAGTTTAAAAATGTAATGAATTTCTTTGAAACCATGCCAAAGCTGAAGCACACTATTAATTGGAAGTGTACTGGTTGCGGTTGTGACGATGAAGTTACATTGGAGGGAATGGGAAATTTTTTCGCATTGTGATGGGGCATGATAGTTTAGCAAACTATTATAAGACTAATTTTGCATTAATGCAACATCATAAATACAGTTTAGGTGATTTGGAAGACATGATTCCTTTTGAGCGTGATATTTACATAATGCTATTAAGTCAACATATCGAAGAAGAAAATGACAGAATACAGCAACAAAATCAAGCGCAAAGAAGGGGTTGATGGCAATGACTACAGAAAAAGAATATAACAAATTAACTGATAGTGAGAAGAAAAAAGAAGACTGGATGAACAGCAAATGGCGCCCAATGATGGGTTGGGTCTATATGGCTACATGTACAGCAGACTTTGTGTTATTCCCTATCTTATGGAGTTTATTACAGAGTATTAGTCATGGCCAAGTAACTAGTCAATGGCAACCACTTACGTTGCAAGGTGCTGGACTATATCACATAGCAATGGGTGCTGTATTGGGTCTTGCGGCTTTTGGACGTACACAAGAAAAACTAGCAGGAGCAAACAATGGCGGAATGCAACCCGTGGGTCAAAGCGTTACAACAACATATGGCTCGCCGTCAGCAGGAGGCTTTGATAGCAGTTCAGGCTTTGGAGCATCAACGACTGCACCCTCATCAAGTTGGGGAACAAATTCAATCTCAAAACCCGCAACCGGAAAAGCCGCAAAATTCGCAGACCCAAATCCAGACTCTGTGTTTGATAGAGGGTAATTAGCATATGGCAACAATAGGCAATTACGGATCCGCACTAGGTAGCGCACTTAAACAGTCTGCTGGCGGTATAGTTAAAGGCTTTGGTTATGGACTCAAGGGAGCCGCACTCTCTGAGATGCCAGGACTTGTTGCCGGCTACGGCGCATTCTCTGCGCTACGCAAAAATGCAAATAGCATTGGACAAGCTAAAGCGGCTCTTGCACAGGGGTCTACAAATACTACTCCAGCATCTTCATCACCAGTAGGTGGTAATCCATTTGCACAAATGGTTCAACAGTTAGCACAGATTAATGCTAATACTGCTACTGCGGCTAATGTTGCAAGAGCATCAGCTAAAGCTGAACAATACAAAATGATGTTTGAAGAAGAGAAGGCTAGAGAACAAGCACAACAGAATCAAGCACTCATCGATGCAATTAAAAATTCAGGCATGGGTGGAGGCGGAGGTAAAGCTGGCGAAGCAGGTGCCGCAGCCGGTGGTGGATTATTAAGTAACATACTTGGAAATGCTTTAGGTGGAATGTTAGGCACAGTTGTTATGGGTGCATTGCTAGGACTTAGAAAAAGACTAGCCGCATTCATCGCAGAGTTAGTATTATCTGCGGCATTGTTATTTGGTGGTGGAGGAAAATTAGGTAAAATTGCAGGCGCACTTGGGGTTGGTGCAAGAATTGCAGGTAAAGTTGGTTCTAGATTTATACCTTATGTGGGTTGGGCTTTACTAGCCGCAGACGTTGCTGAGGCGGCCACTGGTATGATGGGGTCTGGAAAAAAGGGTGCAAGTAAACCCAATGAACCAATGCAATATGATGCAATGGGCAACGCTACAGGTGCTGGTCCAGATACATCAGGCGAAGATAAAAAAGGTGATGCACGTTCACCAAAATCATTAACTGCACAAACTGGTGCAAATAAAACTTCAGGACTTTTATGGAGGGTTCCTCTCACAGTACCATATAGAGTTAGTAGTGAGTTTAAAGAAAAAAGTGCATTAAGAGGAGGCAGAGAACATGATGGTATCGATTTAGCAGTCGGTATGGGTAATTATGTTGTAGCCGCTGCCGATGGTATTCTTGTTCTAGTAAGTGAAAATAAAACTGCTGGAATATTTGCAATAGTAGACCACCGCAATGGAATGACTTCAGCGTATTGTCATCTATCTGCGGGTTTGACTCAAAAAGTTGGGCAGAATGTAAAGATTGGAGACGTTATTGGTTTTGTTGGTAGTACTGGCCACTCAACAGGACCACACTTACACTTCTCATTAAAGCGTGGCGGTAGCCCAGTTGATCCTAGAACCTTTATTAAATTCGGAGAAGGTAACAAAGAAACTGCGCCTGGCGCTCCAGCCACAGCACCAGGTGGTGCGCCTCAAGGTGATGCTAAACGTGGAAATTTTGATCCTAGAAAGGCTCAAGGTGTTCCTGGTTTTGCCGCACAAGCAAATAAAAAATTAGCAGAAAATGCAGTTACAGCATATTACAAAGCATTAAAAGAAGGTAAGACTGAAGAAGAAGCAACCGCAATTGCAACTAAAGTTGCTGGAGATAATCCTGTTGCAACGGATGCTATATCAAAACTTTCTGCAAAACGTGTAGCGATACCAATACCAACAACACCATTAATTGAAATGGGTGATGCAAGTGTTGCAGAATCATATGCAAATAAACGTGACGTTGAAAACAATAAAAAAGAAGTCATTGAAAAATTAAAATCTATCAAAGAGAATACTGGTGTTACTGCAAAAGCAGTTAAAGACAATAGAATCAGTATGTCTAAAGGTAAATTTAAAACATCTGAGGATATATTAGCTAGAGTAAATAAACAATTTACTGATAGTTTACAAAGACAATTAACAAAAACAATCTCTGGCACTTTGATGAGTGCATTGTATCCAGGTGGATATAAAAACGTAAGTCAGAAAACAGCATCTGGACAAATGTATAGAGGTGAACAACTCAACAAGATGTTGGGTCTGACGCCACAACTTACTAAACTTGGTACATCAATATTTGGTAAACAATATGGTCCTGCATTCGGACAAATCTTCAGTAAAGCCGCAACAGGCTATATGGAAGTTGGTGCTAGGTCTGTAGCACAAGGTATCTTTGGTTCAATGGGAATGAATTCCGACCAAGCAAATATTCTTGGTGGACAGATTTTAGGTAATCTTGCTAAAGGAACACAACAAGGTAAAGTAACTGCATTAGAACAAATTATCTATGGTGTGAGTGGAGGACAAGTTGCACTTGGACCTGAAACTATATTTGCAAAATATGGTTTTGCATCGCCACAAGAAGGTATCAGTTACATGGCGAATGTATTGGGTTCAACCGCAATGGGACCTGTTGATAATGCGTTAGGAACTAGTCCACTTAATATGCCTAACATGGATCCACGAATGAGAACCATGGGTGCGTTTGGTGGATACAATGGACAATATGGCAGTTCACCTACAGGAATGCCTTCAGCAGGAACATTGCAAGCGGCCGCACAGAATAATCCATATATGCAATTGAATAAAGATGGCATGGTTGTTCTTAAAGATAACGTACCACAATTAACAAAAGATACAGCAGACCAACTTAATGTAGCAAAACAAGCTGAAAAAGATGCACAACAAAGATTCTTAGATGCTGAAGGTGGTAGTACAGAAAGAGCCATTGCACAGAAAATGGTTAGTGAAGCACAATATGAACAGCAGATTTTAACTAATAGACTTCTTGCATCTAGAGCAACAACTGGTAGTGGAACAACTATTGGTGGTGGAGGTGCGGGTGGAGGCGGAGGATTCTTTAGTGGAGGCGGTCCTCTTGCTGAAGTTGGTAACATGGCTATTGACTTAGGTAAGTCTGCTATCACTCAAAAAGCTGTTCAAGCTATGGGTATTAAAAATCCATACATGGCTATGCTTGCATCTTTTGCAGTTAGCAAAGGATTATCATTCCTTGGTGGTAAAGCATTTGATATGTTTGCTGGTACTAGCGCAGGACAAAGTGTTACTGGCGCATTCTCTAGTGCAGGAAATACACTTAGTAATGCTTATGGAACATATGCACCATCATGGGCTGGTGGTTATGATGCCGCAACAATGGCCGACTTGCAATTAGGTCAGCAAATGACAGCTAATGCGGCTGGAAGTGCTGGAAGTGCTGGAGCCGCAGGCGCCGCATCATCTACTTCTTTTCTTCCAGGATTTGATTTTATGGATGCATTACCATATACGGCCTCCATCATAAAATTAGCACAAGGCGATATTAAAGGTGCGGCTGTAACTGCGGCCTTTACTTATATTGGATATGCAATTGGCGGACCTGTTGGAGGTTTTATTGGAAGTATTGTTGGAAGTTTATTTGGTGGAGGAAGTTCGCCCCCACAACCAAATCCTCAAATCTGGCGTATCATTCGTGTTAAAGGAAATAATAACATCGCTGGTATTGCAGATTTGCAAGCGCCAAGAGAAGCAACGCCACAAGGTTGGGTAGAATTCGCAGATTCTCTAATTAGAGTAGCATTCAATGCAACTAAAGAAGCAGAAGTTCAAACAAAAGAACAATCTCCATTTGATTTTGTTATGTGTTCGATTGACAAAAATAGTGTGACGATTAGTTTGATAACGGGCGCACCATCTTCTGCTGGAAATGATTTGAACTTGGGTGCACCAGGAAAAGATTTCTCAGCGGGTGTTGCGGCATCACAAATTGTTAAACACGTTGCGGATGCATTCAAGGCCGCATATGCGGCTAAATCAGATGCTGTTGATAAAGCATCTAAATTATTAAACTCTAAAACTTATGGCACTATATCAAAAGGTTTAATTAAAGAGTTAAGTACTGGCGCAAATAAAATTGATGTTACGAAAGAGCAAGGTGTGTTTGGTGCTACTGTTGCACAAGATGCAATCATTGCGGCTGGTTTAGCTAATAAACGTCAGGAGGCCACTTCTGGAGATGAGTATACTGCAGGAACTGATCCGATGATTTATAGCATGAAAGAAGGTAAATATGTTGAGGCACCATTTACTGAAAAGATGGTAGACGTTACTGATGAGTATGGAAATGTATCTCAGGTTAAACGGAAAGTTTATGATACTACTGCATTGATGTATGATAAAAATGGAAAACTAATTTACGATACTAATAGTAATGGCATTGATATAGCAGATATTATCAGCGCAACACCATCCAATTCTGCAACTATTATTACTGGTGGCAATGCGACTGGATCATCAAGCACACCCGTAACGGTTAATACTGTTGCTGATAACCGCCAGACAAACAATCAGTCTGTTAACACATATTATGCAAACCTATTAAGCAAATCTAAAAATGCTATTAGAGATGCTAGTTTGAATACTGGATTGCCTGCATAAAAAAAGGGGAAGCATTTTACTGCTTCCCCAAAGTCACAAAGGAGATTACGAAATATTAATCTTCAGCCAACTTCTCAAAATAACTCAAGTCTTCATCATCACTAACTGAATCTGCAACTGTAGTCTTTGGCTTAGTTACTGCCTCAGGTTTAGCTGTAACTGGTACGTTAGGTTTAGTGGAGTAATAATTATCTCCAGCAGAACCATCTTCAAGCCCAAGCACTTTGTTCAAACGTGCTTTCAATTCATCATAAGACTTGAAGTTCTTTTCGCTCAAGAATTCAGACAAGCTAAACTCTTGCTTCCAGATACGTTCTAGATCATCTTCATCGCCAGACAAAGGTGCTGGTGATTCAAACTCAGACTTATCATAGTTCTGATAACCT